GAACTACGCAAACTGGTTGACGATTATATTCGCACCCAAGCCACAACAAAACAGCAACTGAGAACCGAATCTACCGAAGAGGTAGACTTCTTTGCTGATCCGAAGAAGGCGATGGAAATCGCAATTGAGAATCATCCCAAGATTAGAGAAGCGGAAGCACTCACTCTTGAGATGCAACGAGCCAAGGCTCTGAATGCTCTACAGGCAACACATCCAGATTATCAGCAAGTTGTTACTGATCCTGGATTCCAACAGTGGGTGATGTCATCCAAGGTTAGGCAAGAGTTGTTTTTGAGGGCAGACCAACGCTACGATTATGATGCAGCGTCTGAACTTTTGAGTTCCTATAAAGAACGCAGAGGTGCAGCACAGCAGACAGTAGCGGCAGAGAAAGAGGCTCGGAGCAAAACGATCAAGGCTGCGACCACCACTGTTGCTTCTGGCAGCGATGAGGCACCTTCTAAGAAGATTTATAGGCGCTCAGACATTATGAAACTCATGCAAACTGATCCAGACCGATATGATATGATGCAGCCTGAGATTATGGCGGCCTATCGTGAGGGAAGGGTTAGGTAAACTAACAATATTACGAAAGGATATTTAAAATGGCTAATACAGCATTCGCACCAAATAATGCGGTAACTAAATCCGCAGTTGATACCGCAGGTTTTGTACCTGAAGTATGGTCTGACGAGATTATCGCTGCTTACAAGAAGAATCTTGTAGCAGCAAACCTCATCAAGAAGATGAACTTCAAAGGCAAGAAAGGCGACAAAGTCTACTTCCCTGCCCCCACCCGTGGTTCTGCTTCTGCTAAGACCGCTACCGATGCAGTCACTCTGATTGCTGCTGGTGGTACGGCTCTGTCGGTTTCTATCGACAAGCACTTTGAGTACAGCCGCTTGATCGAAGATCTGGCTGAAGTTCAGGCTATGTCTTCACTGCGCCGTTTCTACACGGATGACGCTGGTTACGCTCTGGCTACCCAGACTGACACCGATGTTATTCGTCTTGGTCGTCTGTCGCAAGGCGGCACCTGGAACGGAACCGATGCTACGTTTGCTTACGCTAACGGCTTCATCGGTGGTGATGGCGCTACTGCATTTGATGCAACTGCTAACACCAATACTGGTAACGAGACTGCACTGACAGACGAAGGCATTCGCCGTACAATCCAGCGTCTGGATGACCAGGATGTGCCGATGGATGGTCGTTTCATGATCGTTCCTCCGGTTGCTCGTAACACGCTGATGGGCATTGCTCGGTTTACTGAGCAGGCTTTCGTTGGTGATGGTTCCACCATCCGCAACGGTCAGATCGGTGACATCTACGGCGTTAAGGTTTATGTTTCGACCAACGCTGACACCGCCACGACTGCTGGCACTGGTGACGTTAATCCCCGTGTCTGCTTGATGGCCCACCCTGAGTTTGGTGTGCTCGTTGAGCAGTTGGGTGTTCGTGTTCAGACTCAGTACAAGCAAGAGTATCTGGCTACGCTGCTCACCGCCGACACGCTGTATGGCGTTGGCGAACTGCGTGACACCTCTGCTGTTGCTCTGATTATCCCTGGTTGATAGTGATACGGCCCCGCTTCGGCGGGGTCTTCTTAACTAAATAGGAGATAATTATGGCAAATGCAACTGCGGTTGTTGTAGCAAAAGAAGGTCGTGAGCAGTTTCAAGGCATCTTTGAGAAAGTCCTTGAAGTCCGTGCTACGATGGATATTGGCGATCTAGCCGATGGCGCAGGCGAGACTAACACTATTGCTGTTCCTGGTGTTGCTCTTGGTGACATGGTTCTTGGTATTTCTTTCGGTGTAACGCTGGCTGGATTTACTGTTACTGGCTATGTTTCTGCTACCGATGTAGTTAGTATTCGTGTCCAAAACGAATCTGGTACGCAGACTAACCCTGCCTCAACAACGATTAAAGTCCTTGTTGGTCGTCCAGGCTGGTAATAAAACCTAACGGTTTTGCCCTCACAAGGGGCTTTTCTTTAGCATCTTTGCTGAAGGTGTTAAAGAAAACATAGGAGTTACTATGGTTCCTCAGACTTACCCATCAGTATATAATACCGCCAATGGCTCTACGTCTATGGTGGTTAGTACTATTGCTAGCACTACTGGTCTGACTCGGTGGGTTGATTATATCCCTATTCAGTTGGCATCAGAGTCTGCTGTAGAAAACAGCATGAACAATAATGGTGCTATCGCTGCTTACGAGATTCCTAGCACCAGCGGTAAACAAGCAGGCAAAGATTATATCCGTGTCTATGTAGATGCTGCCGCAACAAAGAAGTGGACGATTTCCTCTGACGGGTATCTGCCGCTTTTTTTTTATCCTGACATTCTTTATAGTAACTTAGAGATGGAAGGTGGGGATAACTTCATTCTTGAATCTGGTGACTTATTCTTACTAGAGGGCTGAAATGGCTGACAAAAAACTAACCGATCTTACTGCACTGACAGGCTCTAATCTGGCCTCTGGAGATCTCTTCTATGTTGTAGACATCAGTGAGCCAACTGCGGCTGACAAAAGCAAGAAGATCACTTATTCAGAACTACAAACTGTATTCTTAACATCTTCCTCTACCATCGGCGGTGGAACATATTAACGGAGATTTAAATGGCTACCATTCTTCTTAAAAAACGTGACACCACTGGCGCACCAGGAGCAGGAGACTTAACTAACTCAGCCCTTGGCGCTGAGGTTTCTGTTAATACCTTTGATAAGCGCCTCCATAGCAAAGACAGCGGTGGTAACGTAGTTGAACTTGGAACAAACCCAACTTCACTTACTACTGGTGCTCTTACTGCTACTGGTACTACTACTCTGGCTACATCGCTAACTGGTATCGCTAAACTAACTTCTGGTGTTGTTTCTGCTGCCACTGCTGGCACAGACTATGCTGCTATCGGTACTGCCTCTACTTGGACAGCATCTCAGCGTGGCACAGTCACTACGGACAATGATGGTTCGTTTGACATGAACGTCACCAATAACTTCAAATGCACACCGACAGGCACATTTGCGCTAACCTTTACTAACATCACCGCAGGCCAGTCTGGGTTTGTTCTGCTGGTCAATACTGGTGGCTACTCCATCACTGCTGCTGCATCAACCAAGGTACAGACAGGCGCACTTACGGCAATCTCTGCGGCTGGTACATATCTGCTGTCATACTGGACTGATGGTACAAACGTATATGTAACGCACTCTGGAGCGATGGCATGACAATGCTACAACATGGGTTAGTGCCATCTACTGGCGGCTATCAGATCGAGCGCAGCCTGCGGTTTAACTCTGCGGATAGTGCGTATCTGAACAGGACTCCTGCGTCTGCTGGAAACAGAAAGACTTGGACATGGAGTGCGTGGTTTAAAAAATCTTTAATTGCAGATAACAACCCATATTTATTTTCTGCTGGCGCTTCGGCTCCTTATGATCAATTATATTTTGATACAAACGACAAATTAAATATGTACGCAGGTGGTAATCAGATATTTCTTACAAACGCAGTCTATCGTGACCCATCAGCGTGGTATCACATTGTTTGGGCGGTTGATACAACGCAAGCAACTAGCACAGACAGAGTAAAACTTTATGTTAATGGCGTTGCACAAACATTTGCAACATACAACGCTATAACTCAAAACACAGACACAAAAATAAATAATAATGAAGTGCATAACATTGGCCGAATAGTTTCTAATAACTACTATCTCAACGGTTATCTCACCGAAGTTTACTTCATAGATGGCTCTGCCAAGACGCCTAGTGACTTCGGCGAAACCGACACCGACACCGGCGTATGGAAGCCTAAAGCCTACTCTGGCTCTTACGGTACTAACGGCTTTTATCTCAAGTTTGCTGACAACTCTGGCACTACGTCTACAACTCTCGGCAAAGACTCCTCTGGCAACAGCAACAACTGGACACCTAACAACTTCTCTGTAACCGCTGGCTCCGGCAATGACAGCCTAGTAGACAGCCCAACCCAGTACGGCACAGACACAGGTGCTGGTGGTGAGGTGCGTGGTAACTACGGAACATTAAATCCGTTAAAACAAACTGGTGCAAGCCTTACCAATGGCAATTTACAATTTACTAAGTCTGGTGGGGCTGGTGCATCTTTGTTCACTATTCACCCAACTTTTTTTGTTAGTTCTGGTAAGTGGTATTTTGAGGTTACTCCCACCGCAATAAACACTAATGGTTCTCTTGTTGGTATTGTTGGAACAGATGTAGCGCTTGCAACTTATACTTCATTAGCAAGTATGACCGGAAACATTTGGGCATATAGAGCAGACGCTTATAAAGTTAATAATGGGTCAAGCGCATCTTATGGAAATACTTGGACAACGAATGATGTGGTTGGCGTTGCTATTGACATGGATAATGGCAAAATCTGGTGGTCAAAAAACGGAACATGGCAAGCAAGCGGAGACCCTGCTGCCGGAACAAATGCGGCATATACAAATGTATCTGGCTCGGTTGGGCCGTTGTTAATTGACCAAGGTATTTCTGGAACATTTGATGGCTCTATAAACTCAGGCCAGCGTCCCTTTGCCTACACCGCACCGTCAGGCTTCAAAGCACTATGTACGACTAACCTGCCCACGCCTACTATCGGGGCTACGAGTACGACCAGGGCAGATGATTATTTCAACACCGTTCTCTACACCGGAACTGGCTCATCGTTATCAGTAACAGGCGTTGGGTTCCAGCCAGACTTTGTGTGGATTAAAGAACGCGCTGGTGCAGCAGATCATGGATTATATGATGCAGTTAGAGGTGTGCAGAATCAGTTAGAGAGCAACACCACCACCGCTGAAACAACCGAATCAACCGGACTAACTGCGTTTGGAACAGATGGCTTTACCGTAGGTGCGCTTGCACAACTTAACACCAACACCGATACCTATGTTGCTTGGGCATGGAAAGGCAACGGCGCAGGCGTATCTAACACATCTGGTTCTATTACCAGCACAGTAAGCGCAAATACGACTGCTGGTTTCAGTATTGTTACCGCTACAACACCTTCTTCGTACACCAGTTACACAGTAGGTCATGGACTTGGTGCTACTCCTGCAATGCTGATATACAAAGAACGTACAGGAACATCAAATTGGCAGGTATGGCATAAAAATCTATCGGCGGCATCAAATGCTATTCAACTTAACACAACTAGCGCAGAGCAATCCGGGGCATATTTTGGAACACAAACATCTACGGTTGCAGCATTTCAATCTGGTGTTCAAACAAGTTTGTCTGCACCATTTGTTGTTTACTGCTTCGCACCAGTAGCAGGCTATTCAGCCTTTGGGTCTTACACGGGGAATGGTAGTACGGATGGGCCTATGGTGTTCACCGGATTTAGGCCACGATACTTATTAATGAAAGGCAATGTTGTTAGAAATTGGTTTGTTTTTGATACTGCAAGAAGCACTTATAACGTGCTTGATACAGTTATTTTTCCTAATGACTCTGTTGCTGAAAGTAGCGGTGGATACAATGCGTTTGATTTGTTATCCAACGGGTTTAAGGTTAGAAGTTCAGACACCAATTTTAACCTCAACGGAACAACCTACATCTACGCCGCCTTCGCAGAGGTTCCAACAAAATTTTCGCTCGCTCGCTGATTAACGGAGAAAAAATATGTTTCTTTTGAATAACCAACCAATCTCATCAGACGTAGAGTTCACCACTCCTGATGGCACTCGTTACCCCAGTAATTGGATTCGTCTAGCCTCTCCAGCAGAACGTGCCGCTATCGGCATTACAGAAGCACCTGATCCAGAGTATTACGATCAGCGATTCTGGTGGTCCCCGACAGTACCTAAGTTGCTAGATGATCGTGAAGAAGTAGACGAGAACGGCAACCCGCTATGGGAAAAGGTCTTGGGTGAAGTAGACGGTAAGCCTGCGATGGTGGACTCTAATAAACGGCTGGTCACCAAGGGTCTAAAGAGCCAATGGGTTGCACAGGTCAAACAAACCGCAGGCTCTCTGCTTGCACAGACGGATTGGATGGTCACCCGCAAGGTTGAGCGTAACGTAGACATCCCTGCTGACGTTGTGGCTAAACGTGCCGCTATCGTTGCCGAGTGCGACAGGCTTGAGACCGCTATCAAGGCTTGTGCAGACGTTCCTGCTTTAATCGCTATCGTAACTAACCAGAACTGGCAATCATGACCACAGAGGCCACTAAACACGCCGTAGACGCCTTGTCTGTCGCAACGGTGATCGGAACCCTTGCCGATATACTTCCTGCCATTGCAGCCCTGTTTACGATCATCTGGACGGGGTTCAGGATCTACGAACTGCGTACTATTCAAAACTGGTTAGGTAAAGGAGACAAAGATGAAAAAGCCGACAACTAAAAAAGGCAAAGCAGAGAAAGTTGGTAAAGTTATGAGTGAGTACAAGTCTGGTACTCTGCATAGCGGTAAAGGTGGTCCAGTAGTCAAGTCTCGTAAGCAGGCAGTGGCGATTGCTATGTCACAGGCCGGTATGTCCAAGAAGCCAATGATGATGCGTAAAGCAGGTCGTGGACGATGAAGCCAGGACTCTACGCCAACATCCACGCCAAGCGTAAGCGCATCAAAGAAGGATCAGGCGAAAAGATGCGTAAGCCTGGAACCAAAGGCGCTCCTACGGCTAAGGCTTTCAAAGAAGCAAAGAAGACAGCGAAGAAATAATGGTCAAAAAAGTCTATCAGAATCCTGAAGGCGGTTTAAATGCTAAAGGTAGAGCCTATTTCAAGCGTACTGAAGGCGCTAATCTCAAACCGCCGGTATCCGCAAAGCAGGCATCAAAGTCACCCAAAGCAGCGGCACGAAGGAAATCATTCTGTGCTCGTATGTCAGGAGTGCAGGGACCGCTTAAGGATGAAAAAGGTAGACCAACAAGGAAAGCCCTAGCACTAAAGAAATGGGACTGCTAAATGGCAACTACATACTTACAATTAGTCAACGATGTGTTGACACGACTCCGTGAAGCAACGGTTACTAACGTATCAGATACAGACTATAGTGCTCTTATCGGTAAGTTAGTCAACGATGCTAAGCGTGAAGTTGAAGATGCTTGGGACTGGGAAGCACTGGCGGCTACCTACACAATTACCACATCCAATGGTGTTACTTCTTACGCTATTACTGGTGCTGGAGATGCTTCTCGCATTCATCGTGTGTATAATACTACTAACCGCCTTTACTTAGAAGAGAGGCCACACGAGTATTTTATCTCCAACATTGATCTAGCACCACAGACACTGTATGGCATACCTTCTTACTATGCCACAGATGGTCTTGATAGCAGCGGTGATCTAAAGATTCAGATCTTCCCTGTGCCAAACACAGCCTATACTATTAAAGTTGATGCCTATACTCCAGAGGCAGAACTAACTACTAATTCTAGTTCAACTAAGTTGCCAAAAGTGCCTATTGTAGCACTGGCATGGGCTAAGGCTATTGAAGAGCGTGGAGAAGACGGTGGTGTGAACGTCAGCAGTCAGTACGCTGTTGCCAAACAGGCACTGGCAGACAGGATTGCTGTAGAGGCCAATCGTAGGCCAGATGAGTTCTCTTTCTATTCAATATAATGCCGAACAAACCGCTACAA